TTCTTCAGATATGGGTGCAAACTCTACATAGTAAGAGAATGGTTCTTTCACCATATCTTTCTTTATTAAAACATCAAATTCATCAGTCGGGGTTCGTGCCCAAACATTAATATCGCCAGGAATTACATTCTTTAGTAATAAGGCGCACTTGGCAAGGACTAATGCCCAACCGTTAGCAAAGGAATCCTTAGAATAATTAAATTTACTTCCTGCTTCAGCTAAAACCAGTCGTCTATCAGCACCAGAACGAACCCCTGTCTCACCGATGCCCATTAAAGAGCGGGGTGTACCGTGGATTGAAATGTAATCATGCGTCAAGGCTAAATGGGCATAAGCTTCCTGTGGGGCGAGTTGCCGTTCCCAATCGTGAAATGTAACATCTTTATCGCCCATCGGCCAGTAAGTACCGTACTCTTGCTTCACTTCAGGTAATGTGGCTGCATCTGCCCCTGTGATATAACCACCTTTCATGGTTTCCCACTTCATAAGAATATCTGCCATGCTATAGTTCAATGACTCTGAGACTAATAAATCAGTCATATATCGTAGTAGGCCGACATAGCGTTTTTCGGGGGCAGCATCCTTGGCAAGATTACCTAACCCTGATTCAATAAGGGTGTAGGGTATAAACCCATAACCATGCCTATCTACTTTCGTCTTTAATATAGTTTCATTATTTATCATTTCACAGCGATAGTTTTTATCGCTATATCTTACATGGTCAACGTACTCGTCACTTGCTACACTTGCTTTGTTCTTCCAGTTGGGATAGCGAAGTTTAGCATCATAAGTTAAGATTCTATTAGCCTCAAACACGTAAAGCCTGCCTCCATAATTAGGGTCAGGATATATCGTTGCGGGGTTAACTGCTTTTATTATAATAGGTAAACTTCGTGTACCAGATTCAAACCGCCATTCATCCAAACGGCCAGCATAATGATTATCTGATTCACCCTCTTTTTGTTCGGGGGCATATAACCAATCATCTGCGTCCCACAGTGTTTTCAGTACAGCTAAACCGTGTAACCAGTAATGCTTCGCTGATTGTCGTAAAGGAGAAATTGAAGATTCAACGTTGACCCTATGTATTATACCAAGAGCAAATTTACGCATGTTTTCCACATCTTCATCGTTCATTTCCTTAGTGCCCTTTTTGTTAACATAGATACGGGCATGGGCAATGTCGGTGTGGTCAACTGCCGTGTCTACCATGTCTCGCCCCGTAGGTAGTACTATACCATCGTTCTTATATTGTTCTGGTAACTTCAATCTATTCTTAAAAGCACACTCATAAAATTCTTCATCAAGTTCAAATTGGCTTTGAAGCGTACTATAAGTTGTTTTAACCTTTTCAAACAGAGTTGTTATTTCATCAACGGATGGTTTACTAACTGCCACGTTATTCTCTCCCGATTAACTTAGCGATTCGCGGGTCTATATTACCTGTATTAAAATCTAAGGTTTTCACGGCTTCCATTTGACTTAAATTAGTCAAAATTTCCTTCCGTTTAAGCCAGGCGATGCCCACAGCTACCACGTAGTCATCATGTTCACCGCCAGTAGCTTCTATTTTACCTTCTTTGTTAGCATTTCTTATAATACTATAGAATTGTTTAATCCCCGAACGGTTAAAAATACGAAGTTGATAGTCATTTACGCCAGGAATTAGTGCACCAAATAAATCTTCTCTATTTTTCTGGTCAGTAAAAAATCCTACACGTTTCAGTGTATCAGGCTCCTCAATTCGTGACCACGATATAGGTTGTTTACCTCGGTAGCCTAGTTTTTTATAACCTAATTCGACAGCCTTTTTAATTACTGCCCTACCGCCCCCCGTGATGTTATGTTCTATCCACCATTTAGGACTTTGATAATGTCGAAGTAACATTACACTATGATATGCAAACTCTTCAGGTGGTATATCATTAGTCATAATGTCAGCCACGATTGCTCCTGTACGCACATTCAAGACAGTTGTTACACTAAAATCCTGCCCTAATCCCTGCCCTACGTCAGAACCAGCTACATAACGGTCACCGATATGATAATCTTGGTAAATATGACAGATTTTACAGTCGATATTTTCCTCTTCCCACTTCTCACCAGCATTGATATGCCCGCGCACATCTTCACTCATTTTATTCAGAACATCACGCTTAAATACTACCACTGATTCAGCAAGGCTCAAAGCCTCTGCTATTGAACTCGGATAGTTTTTTGCCATATACAGGTCGGGGCTAATCCTTCCTAATTCTCTGTCAGGTATATTCCGCCTTGTTCTTTCATACCACTCAGTATCCCGCCCTGGAACTACGTCCCAAGGGAAAAACAGGGGTACAAAGTCATTCTTCTTTTCAAGAGCATCCAAGAATATAGCCGTGGCTAAGTTATCATTACTATATGGGTCTTCAGTAAAAACACTGATGAACTGCCCCCCCGCATCCCTAGTAGGTTTAGATGAGATATAATTCTCATCGGCATAAGCATGGGCAGCGTGTTCATCTGCCACAACTATTGAACTGGTGTATGATATACCCGCTGTCGGTGAAGATGGCAATGCCCTGATGACACTCTTCATTTGTGGAAATCCCATTTCCTCGGTGCTATCGGGGTCAATCTTGAACTTCAAGAAGTTGGGCAGTAAATCATACATTCTGTGGGCTTTCATCAGAAGCTCTTTTGCCTCAGCCTGCCCTTTAGAGAACAACATGATACTTGCCCCCAACTTACTAAGGGCATACCACAGTATATAAGCTGCGATAATAGTTGATAACCCGATTTGCCGCGCCTTCAGTACTGAGATTAGCGGCTCAGATAACAACGTAGCTATTACTGTGCGTGTATGTTCCCACAGTTGAATAGGCATGATGTTGCTACCTGTCTGCCCTGGTGTGGGTGGTTGTATAATACGAACCCACTTCAGAAAGTGCATGAAGTCCAGTTGACACATAGCACGTTCATGCTGCCAAATCTCTACTTCAGACTCACTTAATTCAACGGGGTCTTTATAGGCGCAAGTTGCTATAAGTTCGTCAAAAGACATTTATTTTTTCTTTAGTTGTCTTTTAGCTTCTGTGGTCTGTGGCTGATGTAATTTACGTACACCTTTACCAAAATTACTTCGGCGTAACCTGCCCAATAAACTTATATCTAACTCTGGCATCCCCTTTGCTTTACGGGCAGACTCTATTCTCTTAGCCACTTTAGCATAAGCTTCAGGTTTTTCTCGTTGTACCCGTTTAGTTCCTGGCCCTATTTTAGCTATCATTGGTTTTGGCATTATTATTTTACCCCCCTGTATTAGTAGTATTAATTTTTGTCCAAGCATCACCAGTAGTATTTGGATATGGTGTCTGTATATAAGGAGATACATACGGTTGGTAGTAAGGATTCTGCCTATGTGGGCAGCAAACTTTGTCACAGTTCATACAAGGGCAGGTACAGTCGTCAAATATATTTACATCTAATTCCATGCCTTCCGTGTTATCATCTATTAACCATTCACAACTTGCCCCATCAGTACTTGTTACCTCATCAAAGGTAACGCCTGCCCTCATTAACTGTACTCTAGCCTCCATCAAAGCTAGTCTACGTTTTGTGTCTAAATTCTTAAACACCAGCTTCCCTTTCATGTTTTACCCCTTATTTATTATTGATTTCATCATCTTGGTATAGACATGTACTGTTATGCAACCCAAGATAAGGCTTACTACCAATAAGATGACAAATAAAGACCAGTTGCAGGCACCCAATGTTGCTGCCACGCATAAGCCTATCAGATAATCTATCTGTACTAATAGATTGTAAACGTTCTCTATTTTTAAGTGGCGGTTCATCGTATACCTTCATTATGTTAAGTATCCTCAAAGTTGTTAAAAAATTCTATACCTAGTCAACCAATAATCCCCTACCCAATGTATGCCCATCCCACTTCCCTATGAGAACTAAGCCACCTTATATATCATGATTTTATTATTCTATTCGCATACTAGCACGTACATCATCATAATAATGGCGAATAAGGTTAGCCACAAGTTGTAGCCTATCCTGGTCATTCCAACACTTAGCAAACGCTTGTCCAAGCTGTTTTAATGTATCCTGGACACCATAGCGATAAGCCACATGAAGTGACAGGTCACCAGGGCCTTGGCTATACGGGTTTGGTGGTTCAAATTTCATAAAAGCTTTTGTTGTTGGTTCTCAGGTTCTTGGCTGGTCAACACCCTCCCATATCTCCTATAGATATATGGGAGGGGAGGTGTAGACTTAGCCCACTTTGGACATGCGGAAAATCTTTGGTGCCTACAAAAACAACCCTACACCCTATAATTCCCTACGGCTAACCAACTCTTTACCCTGCCCCAAGAGCTTGTGCGCTTGATAATTAGCTAACAACTTTGCGGTATCTGTCATGCTGGCACGCAAGCGTTCTTGAGCCTGTTCAAGTAACTCTGGTGTTGCATGGACTACCATGCCCGCTATTTCGTGGCGTTCTGTAACTTTGCCGTCTGTTCTGATTAGTATTTCTTGGGCAGCGGACAAGTTTCCGGACATAGCAAGTTGAAAGATTTTATCAGTTATTAGCTGGGCATGAGTTTTGCCTGTCTTGGGGTCTACGGTGTCTAGTTTTTCCTTGATAAGCGATGTGATAGACACATTATGCTTTGGCCTACCAGTGGGGTTTAACACTTGGCCAGGTAGAATTCTACCATTTTCATCTCTTTCAACAACCATTTACTTAGTATCCATTGACATAATGTAACAAGCCTCACAAACACGAATAACCCGTGTCACAGCATAACCTGGCAAGTGTAGCCAGAAATACTTATGCCCCACGGGTATCTTGTAGTTACAGAGCTTACAAATAGTGTTGCATTGGGCAATGCGTGGTTTATCTTTTGTACTCCATTACGAGACTACTTCCCTACTTTCATTATATCATCTCGACACGGAAACATGTCAAACTGGTTTAGGGTAGTTGAGCGTGGTTTACACGGTATCAGGTTAAATCTAAACCATTTATTAAACCAAAAATGATGTTTTGGGGTTTGACAAGGTTTTGAGGCTCTGATATACTTGAGGTAGAAGCAGAATAAATATTGGAGGTCAAAAGGAGGTTAAACATGAATCGTGGTAGGTCAAAGCATAGTTTCATAGTGGTGCGTGATGCCCAAACTCTTGAGCGCACACGGCTTGAGACACCCAAAGGTCGCAAGTATGGTTATTTCTATGATGGGGGCAGGGGACTTGTGTTGAGGCTACTTGGTGGACGGTTTGAGGATATAGGGGAACCAAATCCCGAAGTAGCACTCTACTAATTTCCTCATACGCTG